ATATAGAAATGGTTCTATGTAGATTTATTGTTAAATTTATGAATTTGTACGGAATAAGTTATATTTCTAATTCATATTTTTCATAGATTTTATTATTTAGACGCTCTAATTCAGCGTCTAAATTATAATCGGGTGAAAGAACCATTTTAACGTTTAGTCGTTTTCCATTATTATCACGTTTATCAAATATAAGATGTGGTTTTCCTCTAGAATTTGCAATTGAAATATATAGTGGGAGAGTTTTTTTTTCTTCCGGTTGAACATTTGATTCTAAATCATCCACAATTTTGTTAGCTTGTGTAAGTTTTTCTTGGAGAGTGACTTTACCAGATTTGCTTGACATCCATGGTTTATCTAATTTTGGGTGTTTTTCCACCTTGAAAAATTCCCGATGTAAATCTTTCTCTTTATTATAAGTTTCTTCATAATAAACTACGTATTTCCGCATCATATCTTGGGTTAAACCTTCGGGTAAATCTTTTGCAGTTTGTTTTCTTTCACGTTTTGTACCTTCTTTAATTCCTTTAGAATTTTGCTCCTGTTCTACTCTTGTCGCAATACGAAGATTATTCAAACAATTATTTAATGGATTTTGGTCAATATGGTCAATACTTTCATTTTTTGTACCTTGTCCATTACCGTAAAAGTTCATAATAATTTGGTGGATATATAAACTTTTATAACTACACAATATATATCCATTAGAATGTTTATAAAACGTTAGTTTTTTACCATTATTTGTATTTTTTTGAAATTTCAAAATTTTTTCATATGATTTTGGACACAGTATACAAATATCATCATTTACACAAAGCATTAATATATTTTCTTCATTAGTTTCTGTGTTTAAAACTTTCCATAATGGATTTTTCATTTTATATGCTTCGCATCCAGATGTATTATAATGTCCTTCAATATATTCCAAAATGGTGTATTTTTTATCAATCTGTTTTTGGAAATAATGATATATTTTCACATTTTCTTTACGTAAATCATAGTCGTTATCATTTAAAAATTCGTAATTAATAAATTCAACATTTATTTTATATAAATATTCAAACAATGATATTCTTTTATAATTATAATTATAAGATGGATATGTATTCATCGGTGTATCAAATGTAAATTTCTTATCGAAAAATATAATACGATTAAAATCATCAAAATCTACCAAATATTTTTTATTTGAATTAAATTTAATAATACCACATTGGTTTTCAATATCAATATAACCTATAAAACGCATACTATGGTGATAATCGGATTCTGTCTTCTCTACTTCGTTCATATTATAATAGATATAATACGAATGTCTTTAAATCAACTTTATAATTAAATAAATTATTCGCGACCCATATCTCTAATTACTATACGCTAACCCACCCATACCACTCATGATACGGAGGACATTGTAATTGACCGCGTAGACACGGACTTTCGCGGTTTTGGTGCCTTCTACGCACGCATTCGAGAGGACAAGCTGGAGTGTCGCGTTGTCAATGCGCGAGAAATTGCACGAGCCAGAAGGCTGGTGTTCCTCGGGTCTGAGGGCAAAGGAATAAACATTAATACCGGAGTCGGGTGAACGAGTGTGGTGCTGGTAAGGCTGGACAAGGTCGAAGTACGAACCTTCACGCTCCGAGAAGCGGTCCTGGCCATTGAGCTGGAGTTTAGCAGTGACAACTGGATTCTCGCCCCAGCAGTGCATGTCAAGTGACGCCTCACCTAATACGAATACACCGGCATCGGAGACTTCCACGTCATTAGTCGCCTCCCACCCACCACCGTCGGGTGATGCATCATCTATAGTAAAACCCCATTTTCCTGCATCAGGGTCCTGTAAGTGCTGTCCGGTTCCAGGAATAAAATTCTGTGAACCTTTAATCTGTGCTGGATTACCAAAGGCATGTAGAGCATTAGGTAACGCATCAATCGCGTCAGTGTAATTGAAAGGCTGGGCACCAAGAACCGCGGCTAAATCACCATTGCAATCAAGGGAAGAACAATAGTCAACATTTTCATCAGGCTGAACAACAAAGATTAACTCTTTGCAAGGATGATTGAAATTAAGTTTAATCTTATTGGAGGACGAACCAACGGATTCATCACCAGTGAACTGAAGTTGTTCAATGAGATATTCGTGGGGGTTCTGGGCCATACGTCTGCGTTCATCAGTGTCAAGGAAAACATAGTCAACGTAGAGTGACGCGGCTACAAGTGAAAGATGGTATGCCTGAGTAACTTTTTTGCAATTACTTGCCAAACCATTCATCGCCCATAACATTTCATCAATTGGGCGAAGGTCTAAGTTAATCTTAATTTCATGATACTGAAGAGCAATTAAGGGAAGAGCAAGACCGGGATTGCGGCAATACCAGAACTGAAGTGGAACATATAGAGTCGATTCAGGAAGAGCATTGCGAGGAGCGCAGACCTGACGGGGAGCGTCCGAAGAGCAAGGACCGTCAACTGCAGCGAATGAGGGGTCTGTTAAGAATGTAAGCTGGGTTGTGTTACCAATCATCTTGTTGTAACCACGAGCTTGTTCCGAAGTTAAGGTAAGTTGATTCCAGATGTGCATCCAATCACCATATTGACGGTCAATACGCTGACCACCAATTTCAACCTCAACCTGTGAAATAAGCTGTTCACCGGGGTAATCTAACCAGCGAGCATAAACATTTGTAACAGCATCCGTAGTAGTTGTCGCTACAACTGAAGGTGTGCCAGTGTTAACATGCTGACCGACCTCGGGTAATGTAACCTGTAAATATGTACGGTAAGCTAAATCACCATTGCGGCTAATGGTGCAAGTAACACGGCGACCGAAATCGGCCTGACCATTGAATGTTTGTTCAATAGATTCCATAGAGAAATTAGTGTAACGACGGTAGGTAACCTTCCAGAATGTAATCTGGGGATTCCCAGTGAGATATACGTCTTGTGCGCCATAAGCGACTAATTGCATTAAACCTCCACCCATTATTTATAATATTGCTAAAGAAAAAAAAATAATGAATTAATTATTTTAATTAATTAATGATTTTCATAGAATTCAAAGAATTTTACTAATAATTTTACTAATAATTTTTGATTTGAATGTTTGTTTCTAAGAATTGTTCTAAATAGCTATCCAAATATATTTCTTTTTTGCCTTCGTGTATTTTTGAAAATATATATTTATTGTCGCATTTTTTAATAGTCCACCCATTTTCTAAAGCATTATATATAAATGCCATTTTTTGCAAAATATAATTATCTATTTCTAATTTATCAGGGGTTTTTACACTTATATTCATTAAAAAGAATATAGAAAATATATAATAATATATATCTTAAATACTATAAATTAATACTAAATTAATATAAATTAATATAAATTTGTTAATAATAATTAATTAATATTTGGTATTTGGCATTAATTAATATAAATTAATATTAATATAAATTAAATTTAATAAAGTATATAAATAATAACAAATGCCAAATTTTAAACCAAAAAATACAAAAAAATTAATTGTAAATAATAAATTAAGTATGTCTATTGATAATAAACATGAGAATTTTTTACAGAAATTCAAAGACGAACATAATATAATACTACCAACATTTATAAATGATAGATCATTATTGCTAGATAAGTTTAATAATTGCGGTAATTTTGATGAAAAATTAGAAATAAAAGATAAAATAAAAGAAATAGATGCTAAAATTAATGAAATCAAAAAACAAAAAAAGGAATATTTTCTAAATAATTCATCTTATATTTTTGAATATTTCGAAAATAAAAAAAGTATATCTGATGGAAATACCCAAACTAAAATGATAGACAAGTTTTTTTTTATAAAAGATACAGATAATGATTCTAAAGAATTAACTACTATTCAAAAATATTTTACTAATATTGATGCTAATTTTTTAGATATAAATAATTATATAAATAATATTGATATTTGTAAATTTTGTAATGAAGGCGAATTAATTCCAATTGAACACGATGGCCTGTTAGTATGTAATAAATGTTCTAAAAATACAAAATTTTTAATTGAGAATGAAAAATTAACATATAAAGAACCTCCTAAAGAAGTATGTTTTTATGCCTATAAAAGAATAAATCATTTTAGAGAAATATTGGCACAATTCCAAGCAAAAGAAACAACTCTTATACCAGATATCATAATAGAAAATATTAAACTTCAAATAAAAAAAGAAAGATTAGATATTGCTACTATGTCGAATAAAAGAACTAAAGATGTATTAAAAAAATTAAATTATAATAAATATTATGAACACATACCATTTATAAAAGAAAAATTAGGTATAAAACCACCAATTATGTCACCGGAATTAGAGGAAACATTGTGTAATTTATTCATTGATATACAGGCGCCATATGCAAAATATTGTCCTGATGATAGGGTTAATTTTTTAAATTATTATTATACAATATATAAATTGTGTGAACTATTAGACCAAAAACAATTTTTACCCTTTTTTCCTATGTTAAAAGATAGAGATAAAAGAATTGAACAAGATGAAATATGGAAAAATATATGTAAAGAATTAAATTGGAAATACATACCTACCATATAAATAAGGGGAGACCCCTTAAACCCCCAAAAGCATAACATTAATCCT